CGACTCACCTTTGATACCTTTCTTTTCCATCTGTAACTGGCACAGAGGTCTTCCGATGCTTGATGCTCTAAGACCAAACTCTTTATTTCTTTGGTCAGTGAATTGCTTGCGGAAAGATTCCATGCAAGCATCACCAAACTGAGTAATCAAATCATCGGATACCTCGACTGCATCTTTATTAGCAGCCTCCAAAAACACCCTAACTTTTTCTAGGATGTTTGAGTTCATGACGACAGTACTTCAACAGGATCATCATCGAACTCTGCGTCTACTGCCTGTACAGATACAGGCTCAGCTTTCTTAGCTTGTCTCCAAAGCTCCACTATCTCTTCATTTTCTGTGTTGATAGTGTCTTGGAAAGCAAGAAGAATTTCTTTTTCTTTATCAGAGAACTGGACTTCATCTGCATCTACGCTAATATCAGATACATAGAATACATTACTTCCAGCCTTTTTCTTTTTACTTTTAAGAGTGAGAGTATGATTAAACATTACCTTACCCCTACGTCTTAAACTTTCTATTGCCTCGCCAACAGGTTTAAAGTTACTACCTGTTACCTTCCATAGTACAGGCAGGCTAGTTACTTCTGCATCAGCCCCACCTGGAAGAGTCCCTTTAAAAGAAACTAAACCATAAACTAAGCGATAACATTTTATTGCTTTCTGTTTCATTCTTTCTTCATCAGAAAGATTAGCTAGTTCTTTTGCAGGTATCTTACCACAGCGTACACCACCTTGTATATCTATAGCCTCATCTTTCCAAGACTTAAAGATTATACTCCTATTGCTGTACTCATTCTTGTCTGCATCGTACTTCATATACTGGTATGCATTCATGAATGGCCTAAATGTAACAGGCTTACCATACGCCATGCTATCTAGTTCAGGAACATACACACCGTATGATCCTACTGGCACTTCTGCACCATCATCATTTTCTGGAAATCTATTTATGGCTAGCTTCGGTAAGAAGTTACCAGTAGAAGATTTCTCTTGACCAATCATAGACATAATCTGTTCTTGTGACAGACCATCTATATTGGATATTTCATTGTTAGTCATAAGACCTCCTTCATTGTTAATTATATATCTCTTATCTCTTCAATCACCATAAGGTTTTCTTTAGCTGTAGCTATCTTAGCTATCAGTTTATCTACTTCATCTAAATGTTGAGGATGCTCCCCAATACCAACAGATTTATTTAAATAAATTTCAAGTGTTGCCTTTGCCTCAGATATCTGAGCCTTATAACGATCTACTAATGCATCTAAGATTTTTGACATAATGCTACTCCTTACCATATTTTTTATTAAAAGTCAATAGAAATGATGTAAATATATTAAAAAAAATATGAAGCATACTCCCAATATATTTATAATATACTCTATATCACTTGGCCTCATAGTACTATCCTCTCTTTTTTTAAGTCTATTTCTTGCATATCTAGCCAATTATACCCAATCTTCAACTCAGTGTCAAGTGGCACATTGAACTCTATCTTATAAAAATTATACAAAGAATCAATAACATCTCTTGTTGCTTTGTCCAATATGTCTGTCATAAGTTTTATCTCATCTGGATGGGCATCAACAACTATAGAATCATGTACAGTATTAACTAATAAACTTTTTACATTCTTGTCGGTCATCATTTTGTAAGCATTGATACAAGCAATAGGAACTATATCTGCAGTAGCAAAGCCCTGGACTGGGTAGTTCTTTATCTGTGTAGAATAGCTAGAGCCACCCCATGCCTGTCTCTGTGCATATGGAAAAGAATACTCACGACCTGATGGTAGTTTTACTTTCTTAAACTCAATAGCACTGCTCTGTAAATTTTCATGCCACTTAGCTATGTCTTTGTACTTCTCAAGGAATGCTTTGTAATATCTTTTCTCATCTTCTGTTCCTGACATACCGCCATACAATGGTTTAAATGTATGTGCCTTTGCATCTTGCCTACTAACACCAATAGTATCTGCAGTAAACTGATGTACATCTACGCCATCATCTATATCTTTCATGCCCTGCTTATCCTGTGCTAAAAATACAGCAGTCCTAAATTCTAGTTGAGAGAAATCTATCTCCATAATTTTACCACCTTCAAATCTAGATGTAATAACTTTACGAATAGGAAAAGTATTACCTCTTGGTTGATTCTGAAAGTTAGGATCACGACTTGATAGTCTAGCTGTAGCTGTAACACACTGCATAAACTTTGGATGCAGGATACTATCCTCATTTACATGATCTCTTATGCCATTTACAAATGTATTTAAGTATGTGTCTATTGCATTGTATCTGATAATTAAATCTACAAACTCTTTCATATCTCCTTTGGCACGCATAGATAATTTTCTAAGTGTATCTCTGTCTGTTTTAAATCCACCCTCTGCTACCTCTGACACACCAACAGGCATCTGATTAAATCCTGCAGTTCTGTTAAGCTGTAGATAAATTACTCCTTCTCCGTTGCAATGAGGACACTTTGTAAGATTCTTAAATGGTTCTCCGTTAACTTTAAATCTTCTAATTAAACCTTTACCTTCACAATGAGTACACTGTGTTGCTGATGTCTGCTTAATTGTTTCTGTATTCATTGCTACTAAATCTCTAAACTTAGACTTTGATAGTGTGGGTCTTCGTTTCTTTCTCTTGGTAAATTTATCTATGCCTATGTTAAATGTATCTACCCATTTCTTTTTATCTATAACTTTTCTTGAGTATATAAGCCAAGATAACTGCTCCGTGCTAGCAGGATTGATAGGTGTATCTCCCATCTTCTCTCTAATAATTCTCTTTATGTCTTGTGCCAATCTGCCAAACTCTTCTTTGAACTCCTGCTCCACAGCATTCAGTGCATTTAGGTCAATGTTTATGCCATTTATTTCCATATCTGCAAGCACTGGTAGAAATTCATTCATCATTTTAACAGATTTAAGTAAGGGTCTATTACTTTCTTTTTTAAAATCTGCCATCTGAGAATCAAATAAAGCTCTAGTAGATACTACATCTTGCCTACCATACTCCTCAATAATATTGACAGGTATATCTTCAAAAGATATTTTTTGTTTCATGTAATTATCTACTGCATCTGACTTCTGAGATATACTTCTGCGACTACAGATATCTTTTAATGATAGGGTCTTACGCAATCCTCTAAGTAATACATACTCTCCAATCAT